CAAGAGAAGAGTAGAATGCTTGCAGGAAACTTAGCTTTATTTGGGGCAGGTGCTGTATATCTAGGAGAAGCTATTGATGCTCTACGAGAAGAGGTAGGAGACGTAATACCAAGCGAAGCTTGGATGGGTATAAAAGGCGGGTTTATGGATTTATCTGTAGACCAATTAATTAGAGCTGGTCTAGATGAAGATGAAAAGAAAGTCCACAGTCCTTTAGCTATCTCTGAAAGCTTCTCTCCCCTTGGTAATGCTCTTTATCTTTCAGGTCTTCTTACTACTATTCAAGATGATTCCTTTTCTAAGATTCTTCTTGGCCCTAGTTGGTCTCTCTTTAATTCAAAGACAGGTAGAATTCCAACAGCACTTAAGGATATTGCTGGGTACTGGCAAAAGGATGACTTAGAGGGAGCTGAAGCTACTAAGATGTCTATGATCAGAGCCTTTCAAGCAACATCTGGTGGAACTAACTGGATGAAAATGCAAGTAGCTATGGAGACTGGTAAGGTTGTCGCAGCCAGTGGTAGAAATACGGGCTTACAAGCTACTTGGCTGACATCAACAGCTAAACTATTTGGTGTACAAACTTACGCAGAAGTAGGTCAAAGAATGTTATCTCAAAAAGATTGGGATGAGAAGAAAGAGGTTAGAGCTGCTATTAAGTACATGATTGGAGAAGTAGAAAGAAGTGCAGCCTTATACGGTAATGACAAAGATCCTTTCTATAAATCACAAGCTCTGTTTAATTCAATGACCACTTGGATAACAAAAAACCCAGACCTAGAATTTAAAATGAGAGCTGAGTTTACTAGGGCTATGAATGAACTTGCGAAAGATGAAGGCCGTAATGCCTTTACTGATATGTATAAAAGTGCTCAAGCATTGTCTGGGGAAGACTTAAATAAAAGAACTAATTTTCTTTCCACTAGCGGAGACCCTCAGATGGAAGCCTTAGGTAAGACTCTTGAAGAAGAACGTAAACAAATAGAAGGATTAAAATAAGATGCCAAGTTTTAAAGATACAGCTATGAGTGGTCCTAATCTAAGTGGTGTGGGTGTGGAGTTATCTGGAGTACAAGATAATAGTCTAGCTACAGGTATTAGGGGGTTAGCTAATTTAGCGGATATGGGTGTTGAAATATATAACCAGAAAACTAAGGCTGACTTAAGTGAAGAGATGCAAGATCTTACTAATCAATATATCCCTCCTGCTGCATCTGATATGGGACAAGGTACTAAGGATAAAGACCCCGCACTAAACGCATTTGGTTCGGACATACAAACCCTAACAAATGCTAAAGATCAAGACCTATTAACAGCTAATGAATTTAAAGATAAGATGTTAGTTAAGCTTAAGACGGCTATTAACAATAATCCAGGGATGAGAAGAGAACTTTCTAGTCTCGTTAAAAATCACTTAGAACTTTCTGGTGCCCAAAGTAAACTTGATATTGCAGAAGAGATTAGAATAGCGGCTGCTAAAGAGGACCAACAATTTAGAAAAGACGCTATTGATATGGGCATTAGTCCTGATGCACATAATAGAAATGCCTTAGTGTTAAGTGCTAATGCCTCTAAGCAACATTACCTACAGGCAACTCAAAGCGCAGCCTTAAGTAAATTAGATAGGGAGGAGGTGGCTCGTGATCCAGGACAACTAAGATCTATGTTTGAAGGGGCTAGTACCATGATGTCTATGGCTATCACTCAATTCTCAGAGCAGACTCATGAGGACGGATCCCCCCTTTCCCCTAAAGAAAAAGCAGCCCTGTTAGAAGCAGCCTACTCTCGACACGTATCTAAAGTAAGTGCTTATTATGGAGACCAAGTAAGTCAACCTCAAGTCGCAAAAATGTTTACGCTTCTTGAAGATCAATATAAGAATGGTCTTGATTGGTTATCTGGTAAGACTGATATGGAGGGCTACCAAAATCAAAACAAAATTAGACAATCTATAGCTGAAGCAAACTTAGGTGTTCCTGAATTAAAGGCGGTTACTGCTGCGTTCGATAACCTAGACCCTAATACAGCATTTAGAGTGGGCCAAGATTCAGGTCTGACAGGGTGGCTTATTGCGAGTGTCGGCAATGCAGTTAAAGGCCTCCCAGTAGATTTAGGTAAAGGTAAAGTAGAACAACAAGTTGTTACTAAGGTTCTCGTAGGTGCTCTAAGCAACCCAGAAGCCCCTCAAGAGCAAGTTGATAAAGTATTAGAGGCCTTTCATAGTACGATAGCAGAGAAGGGTTCAGCTACAGATGCTCAAACTATTGTAAATGTTCTTTCTAATCCTAATACATTAGAGAATATTAGTAAAGCCCCAGTAGGGCAGAGAAGCCAATTAGTAATGGATCTAAAGACCTTTGTTGGGGATATGGCAACTATGGTTGGAACATCTGAGCGGTTCCCTGACAATACACCTAGGACTGAGATCCCTGACCTACAGATCAGCCCTTTCCACAATAAAGGAGTTATCTTTGACTCCCCTACAGACCCAGAAGGAGCTGCTAAATTAACTAGGTTCTATGGTAATGGTATGACCAAAGCCCTCCAAGCTATTGCAAATATTAAATATGATGGAGACCTAGGTGCCTTACTTGCGGATGAAGGTGAAAATATTATTCCCACTTTAAATTCTTTAATGAGAATTAATACTGATAAAGGTACTGAGGTAGTTACTGAAGAGACATCATTGGGGGATCAGGCAGGAGATGTTATTAGCTCTATCGTACCTGATGCCGTTAAAGACGCACTTGAGGATTTTATTGGACTTAATTTCTCTTCCCAGAAAGAGCGAGACGAGAAGCGCAAGGAATTTTATAAGTCAATAGGAAAGAACCGTAATGAAAACTCTAGTGCTAGTGGCAATGATAGTAGCTCTTCTACTAATACCGGTCCTGAAAAAAAAAACGAGCCTTCGCTTCTAGATAACGTAGGGCGAGCAGTAGGAGGTGTGGCTGAGAATATCCTAAATGCTATGGTCTCTAATGCGGAAGGGGGTGAGCTGAACCTATCAGAAAAGAATAATTCTCCTATAGGGTCTAAGGAAAACCCAATTCCTAATAATAAGGTCCTTAAATCTGAAGAGTACTACGCAGGGGATAAAGCTGTTGCGAAAGTAACAGAGATTATTGGAAGACCTTTGACCCCGATAGAGAAAAGAGTTGTAGAGCTTGAAGGCTATGTTGATGGGTATTATAAGGACAATAAAGGCACCATAACTCGTGGAGTAGGACAGAGAGGGGGCTCTATAGATAAAGATTTTATAGATGTTATTGACGAACACATAAAGAAAGCCTCTCAGACAGTGAAGGATTTTGACACTTTACCTGACTACTTGAAAGCTGAACTTGTTCAACATAGTTATCTTAAAGACTCAGGAGCAAGTGGTAAACTTAAATCAGTTCAAGAGAGAAACACAGCTTTAACTGATGCCGTTAAAAGATATCAAGATGAGCTAAATAAAAACCCTAGTCTCTATGATTTGACACGGAGTTATGAGGTTGGAGCTAATGATCTTAAACGCCTTTTAAAAGACGGGGTTTGGACAAGCTCAGACTCCCCAGAAGGAAAGTTAGATACAATCGCCTGGGGTCATAAACTAACCAAAGAAGAGGTTACAAATAAGGAAATTCATGGGGAGGAAATTACGTTCTCTGAGGGGCGTTGGCACATATCCGAAGCCTCCGCAGAAATAGTGTTTGAGAAAGATGTAAGTGAAGCTATGAGGTTAGGAGACATCCCAAAAGATTGGTCAGACACCCAGAAGAGAATAGCCGTCGACGCATCTTTTAGGTTAGGGGGGCCAACGTTTAAGAAGACTGAGCTCAAAAAAGCTATCGAAGCAGAGGATTGGGCTGAGGCGTATAAGCAGATAGCGGATTTATGGTGGGTGAAGAAAGAGGAAGGTAAACCGGGGGAAATCCGTTTTTATAGTACCCGTAATAAGAAACTCTTTGACCACCTTGGTATCACCATAACAGAGGAAATGGAGAGATCGGCTAAAGAAGCGCAGGTTAAGGCGGAAAAATCTTATTATAAAAAGCAAAAAAAATAAATCTAAATAACTTTTAATAGAAATTAAACAATATGCCTCTACAAAATATAGTCCCTGCTGCAAAAACTACTGTCGATGTTATCTCAATGGCAGCAATTACAACAACCCTTATGGGTTATTTACCACCGGCTGCGGCCTTTATGTCTATCATCTGGCTTAGTGTTCAGATGTACGATAGAATAAGACACGGACCCGTTCGATTAAGGGAGAAGTTACCTGCTAAAGTACGAAAGATGCGAGGAAAGAAAAATTAAAAAGAAGGGGCCATAAGGGCCCCTTTCTTATATTACCAACCCCAGTCATCTCCTTCTAGCCCTGCTGCTGAGTAGTCAGTAACAGTACCTTCAAAGAAGTTCTTGAAGCTATCCCCTGCTACAATCCAATCTACCCAAGGCAAGGGATTATCTTTCACTCCCCAATTAGGCTTCAGTCCTAACTGAATCAACCTACGATCTGCCAAGTATCGTATGTACTCTTTTACTTCCTCCGTAGTAAGTCCTTCTACAACACCCATATTAAAAGCTAAGTCAATAACTTTATCTTCTAATTTAACGGCTTGTCTAAACATCTTATAGATGTCTTTCTTAAACTCATCGTTAACAATACGAGGATGTTCAGTGGCAAAGGTACGGAATAACTTAGTCATACCTTCTACGTGTTTAGTCTCATCTCGAATAGACCACTCAACTACTTCACACATACCTTTCATCTTACCGAAGCGTTGGTAGTTAAGTAACATAACAAAGGCAGAGAACAAACTCATACCTTCATTAACACAAGACTGAGCTACTGCTTTACCTAGACCATGGAGAGTGCTTGTATCATTGTCTTGCATGAACTCAATCTTATCTACGAGTTCTTTGTACTCTAAGAAGGCAGAGTACTCACTATCAGGGAAGCCTAATGTATCATTCAACATTGCGTAAGCACGTTGGTGCGTGCCTTCCCTATTAGCAAAAGACAATAACATATTACGAATTTCATTATTCTTAAATTTAGGAATAAATAAATCACAATAGTTCTGTGCTACTTGTACATCTGATTGTGTGAACAAACGTAGTATCTGTGTTACGTGGTTCTTCTCTACATCTGATATTGTGTTACTCTTCCATTGATCTACATCCTCTTGTAGCTTTAACTCCCAACTACCCCAATGGATCTTCTCATGATCCTCTGCCATCTCCATGGCCCAAGGATAATTAAACGGCTTATAAACCTTACTCTCTTCTAGCATACTCATTTGTTATTATCCTTCACAACTTAAACAACCTTCATTAGAATCATTAGCAGCATAGTCTTGTAAGGCTACTCGCTCTACCTTCTGACCGACCTGTTCAGCAGTGTGTCCAGTAGATGTTCGTAAATAATACAAGCCTTTTAACTTACCTTTCCAAGCTTGTAAATGAATCTTATTAGCTACTGCCTTGCTAGTGCCAGCAGGTAAGAAGATGTTAACACTCTGTCCTTGACACAAGAACTCTTGTCTTTGTACAGCATGTTCTATTACCCACTCTTGATTTAATTCAAAGGCTGTCTTGAATACATCTTTCTCCCACTCAGATAGGTAAGCTAACTGTTGTACAGAACCCTCATGATGGATTATATTTTTCCACTCTTTGTCTAGCCAATCAAACCCTTTTCCTAATGTTAGACGCTTCTCTTCCATCACCTTGACTAGATGTTTATTCTTAATAAGATGTGCACCAACCCTAGTACGATGAGTAAAAGCATTAGACTTATAAGGCTCAATACTAGGAGAGGTATTCAATAACATACTACTATTAGCATTAGGAGCAATAGCTAATAGATGTGAGTTTCTATTCCCAGTTCCTTTTCCAAAGGTATATTCTCCTCTTTCGAGGGCTAACTCTTTAGTAGCTTTAACAGCTCTTTCTTTAATCAAACTAAAGATACGTCTATTCTGTCCAGTAGCTAAAGCACTTTCAAAAGGAATAGATCTTTGTTGTAGATACGAATGGAAGCCCATAGCACCTAGCCCTAGACTACGTTCAGTCATTGCTGAGTACACTGCTTTATGTAAGACCTTAGGAGCATCTTCAATAAAGGTAGTAAGAACATTATCTAACATAGTAATTAGGTCTTCTACTAAGGTACCGTCTTTCCACTCATCAAACTTCTCTATGTTTAAAGAAGACAAACAACAAACAGCCGTCCTATCTTTATCTGTGGGTAAATGTATCTCGTTGCAAAGGTTACTTCCTTTGATAGATAGGCCGTTGTCCTTCAGTGCTTGAGGTAGTTTACGATTAGCCTCATCAATGAAGTTAAGGTACGGCTCTCCAGTACGGAATCTTGTTTCTAAGATCCTTTCCCATAGTTCTCTAGCTTTAATAGTCTCTCGTACTTTATTATCTTTAGGATCTAACAACTCCCAAGGAGAGTTTGTAATGACCGCTTTCATAAACTTATCTGTAATGTTAATAGCATTGTGTAAGTTAAGACACTTACGATTAACATCACCACCAGTAGGCATACGGATACTTAGAAACTCAATGATGTCTGGATGAGATACATCTAAGTATGCTGCATAACTTCCTTTACGGGTTTGTCCTTGCTTATAAGCAGTCATAGCAGAGTCAGCTACTTTAAGGAAAGGGATAGGACCAGGAGCCTTGTCACTCACTGGACGTACATCTCCCCAGTGTCCTCCTACACCACCACCTTTAACACTCAACCAAGCTAATTCGGATTGATGATCAATAAGACCAGAAAGAGTGTCAGGAACGTAACTGAGGAAACAACTAATAGGTAGTCCATGGGAGTCCATCCCTGGGAAGGGGGCGTTACTAAGAATAGGGCTACTAAACATAAAACAGCCAGTGCTAACAGCATCATATAACCTCTGTGCAAGTTCGTTATCGTTATTAGAGTATGCAACAGAGGCTCTTGCATATGCCTCTTGCGGACTCTTCTCTTTGCCTCTTAGATAATACCCTTTAATAAGTTCAGATGCTTGCTCTGATAAGTTCTTATCTCTGGTTCTATCTATTGTAATACCTAAGTAATTACTTTGCATCTTTAAGGTCCCTTTTAATTAAGACAGTAGAGGAACAATCTTTACAATGGAGAATAGAGATCTTACCTTTCACTATAGGCACGGGCATTCTATCATCTTTACCATACACAACGGTAGTGGTAAGCTCTTTTACTTTCTTACTACAAAGATGACAGGTGGGGTTGTCTTTTAAAGAGGCCATTCTGACTCTCCTCCCACTAAGTCTGTTATAAGATCACCCTTAAGTGATGTTAATACATCTTGAAGTTCAGATAGTTTATTAAAACTAATAGGCATGTATCTTTCATGGGTGTCCTCTAAGATAAGAAAGCTACCTTGTTCTTGGACCTTAATCCTGTAATGCCAGTCGGGAACCCAATCTGTTCTAGGCATTATGTTAGATGCACTCTCAGAAATTGCTTTTCCAAAGTAGTAATATTTATGAGTCATTTTATTTATCTTTCACCGTTACTTTAGGTTCCCCTATCCTACGGAGAAGTTCATTTAATTGTGGTTGTACATCTTTTAAAGTTAATAAAGGATTTGATGTGCATTGATACAGTAAGAATTCCTTTAACTCGTTAAATTTCTCAGTGCTCTTCATTGTCTTCTACTCCTTCCATGTCATCATCATCATCGTCGTCGTCTATGTCGGTGTCCCCGTAATCAAACAATAGAACCTCATACTTAGCGTCTATCTGATCTCCAAAAGATCGGACTAGGTCCTCAGAGTTAAGTCCTAGGGCCTCCATCAACTCAATCTCTTCTACATCTATTAACCGTTCTTTTAGTTCTACTAGAGTCATAGTCATATTAATTCCTTGAAACACCTTTTAACTTTTCAACTGTTCTTAAACCACCTAAGCCTAACAAACCTCCTAACAAAGTAAACAACGTGCTCATGTCAGAAGCTACAATCCTAGGGAACCAATTAACTAAGAGAGGATACAGTAAGAATTGGTAAGCTAGACCAACCCCACAAACCCATCCGATGAACGGTCGCCAACCTGATACAAAGAGGTTAGGGTTCTTGGCCTCTTCTTTGTTAATATCAAGCTGGCCTTGTACCACTGCCATAGCAGCAGCTAACTCTGCCTTCTCTTGTTTGGATTTATCTGGCCAGATCTTATTAATAACATTATTAACTAAATCAGCACCTGCACCTAATCCTGTTAGATCTATCATAACTCAACCTCCTTATAATCTAAGTCCTTTAACCAAGAAGTATAATGATTTAACTTGTACAAGTCTTTATTATAATCCCCTTTATATTGCATCCTACCAGAGTATTTAAAGATATTACCCAGTAAATAACCTCGGAACTGGTCTTCTGTTAACTTAGCCTTGATGTAATCAATCACTTCTATACCACCTACGTCATAGTACTTCTCTTTTGTAGAGGGATCAGGGTAAGGATGATTATCTGGAAAAGGGTACTCGGTATCAAGCATCTCATCTAGTGTCTTTATTTTAGGTCTCATATTTTTTATTTAAGTAATCAATGCTAATTAACATCTCATCAAAATGACCGTCCTTCACTTCGTGCATCATAAGACAACCTCTCCAATGATTGTTACCTTGTAAGCTCATATAAGACTCGTCATGGCTGTAGAAGCTTCCTAATATCATGGCAGTTAGGTTACTTCCATCTGCCCTACTACCGTAGGCTATCTGTTTGCCTTGTTGGTGACCCGCTATACAACTCTGATGTTTCTTATTGAGTAAGGCTGCTGCTGTCCCTACAGGTCGTCCCATGATACCACTTGTAAAGTAATGACAGAACACAACCCCTTCAATAATGACAGGTTCTAGAAATGGATACACTTCCCAACCCGCTTCTTCGTAGGCTAAGTCAGACAACTTAACTAAGCCTTCTAACTTTCTATCTTCCTCAACCGCACGAGTAATACGTGCTTCATGATTACCTAATGTTAAAACTAAACGAGGGTTCCATCTCTTATCTTTATTTCGTATTAACCTTTGTTGTTCCTTACGAATAGGCTTTAAGAAGGCCTTCATAGCATCTTTAGAAGCTTTAATATCTTCTATGTACATACGACCTTCAAAACTCTTTTTACCTACGTCATAACTAGATAGAGAGGGCATGTCTGCCCAATCACCTAAACAAACAATAATATCAGGCTTCTTCTCTGTTGCGTACTTACCTGCATTAATTAAGTGCCTAATATCTGACCCTGGTTTTACTTGGGTATCTGGGATAACAAATATCTTACTCATTTGAACCACCCCTTCCACTTTCGTGTGTCTTTGATATCAGCCCAAATAATTCCATGTTTATCACACCAGTCACCATAAGATGTTTTACTTGTTTTAGTGATTTTAACACTTGAACGCATGAATAACATATACACTGTGACTCCAGGATTAGACTCCCGCACCCACAATGTTTTTTTACGGTCTCGCCCAGTGAATCTTCCTTTTGTTTCAATGTAAACCCCTTTTCTAATTTTCCAATCAGGACAGTAAGTTCTCTTTTGCTCTGGTTGAATAAACTTTAATTTGTCCGGCTCATATTCTGCTTTGAGCTTGTTACGTTTAAGGAGATCTGCGAAAGTCTTTTCAAAATTACTTCGGTACCCTAAGGCTAAAGCCTCACGCCTCGCCTTTGACAATCTGTTTAGTCTCATCTCTATCTGTAAACCTTTCTCCTTTAGTTTGCCATATCCAGAGACAATCAGCATTCATCCAAAAGCGATCCTCATCTCCTTCATAAAGATCCATTACTACTTTAAACATAAGCTCTTCATGTTCAAGGTGGTCAATAAGTTTAGCGGCCTTAACCTTACCTATCTTACGGACACCCATAATGTTATCTACAGAATCTCCAATAAGCATTTGTTTATAGAAAAGTTTTAAACCTTCTAAATGACCGACCTCACGATATACTTTATTAATAAAATTATAGTGGTGGCCTGGTATCATAAGAAGATCTTTATCTATAGTATAGATCATACTATCTTCTGTCTGACAAAATCCTAAAGCATCATCGGCCTCGTAACCATCGGTAAATTCTGCATGGTACTCATCCACTAAATATGTTTGACACATAGACAACCACTGTGGTCGTATCTTATCTTTTCGATTAGCTTTGTACTCAGGATTAATTTCTTTACGGAAGTTATTCTTTCCACTAAGAAACACCTTGTACGTATCTTCATTCTCCAAGATCCGCATCATCCTACTATCGACACGCATCAGGGCCACATCTACATCGTCATCCTCAGCAGAGGCAGCAGCCCTGTACGCGACAATATCTCCATCTATTAGAGCAGTAGAAGTCATAATACTTTAAAACGGAATATCCGGAGATCCTCCATCACCACCTTCACCTCCCGGATTAGGTTTCTTAACATGCTCCGCAAAATATAAATTATAATCTGGTTCGTTAGAGCCTTCTTTTTTAAAGGTGTTCCGATAGATTAGTACCTTTGCACCCCCTAGACTACCTCCAAAATATGTAGTTTTACCGTCTTTACTTTCATTTACCCATAAACCTGTAGCTTTTATCATAATAACAATTACTCCTCTTTCTTTTAATTAAAAACTTCGTCTTCATCACCTTGTAAATCTTCTATCTTCAAAGGTTCTTTACTAAAGACGTACTCTTCAAACTCCTTTGCAACTTTAAGTACCTCATTTGTTTTCTTAGCCTTGTTGTTAAGGAAGCTAAGAGCGGCTGTAATACTAGACTGTCGTACGATGTACCTTTGTTTAATCTTACGCTCCTCTGGGGTCTCGTAGGTACTCTTAGGAGACTTGTAAGGGGTAGCTGTCTTAGGTGACGATGCGCCTTGACTAGGTAAGGTAACAGAACTAACCCCATCTCCCTTAGAAATATTCTTTACATTCCAAAAGTCTCCTTCCTTTTCCATAGTCATAACAAAAGAATCATTAGGGCCTAGATCTTGTAACTGTAATTTCAAGGCCTTATTAAATTTAAACACATTTGCGTGAAAGGCTTTTTCTTTGATAGACCCTTCACTATCTCGGTACGTTAAACGTGAGCCTGGATAAAAACCCCCACCATTCTTTGAAATTTGTACGTCATAATCAATGGATATTACTTGTCCTAATACATTCATGTCAGCTCCTCTTCTTTAAGTTTATTCATTATAGCACGGTTTAGTCCCATACTTTTATATGTCTTGTGTATCCTACCTCGGATATAATTATAGGAGGATGACTAGTCTTAGCCAAGGATCCCTTTTTATTTGCCCCTAGTTGTATTGCTTTCTTCATTAAAGCAGCTAGAGTTCTGACAATTGTAAATTGTTTATTGAACATCTTAGTAAATACTTTTACAGAGTGTAATCTGTAATTATTAATTATATAGTCTAACTCTTGCTCAGAGTAAGGTGCTATCTTCATCTCATGTTCCTTTAGAAGGCAAAGGACAGAATTTAGGGAACCATCCTACCGTATCTTTTGCTGGAAAGGTCGTACTTGTCTTAGTACAATGAGATAAGTCATTGTCGATGTTTTGCCTATTGTGAGGACATAATATACACCCTAAAATCTCTGCTATTTTAATCACTTTCATTTTGTTTACCTTATATCCGATTCTATCCAATAACCCTAGCGAAAGCTAGGGTCATCTTAAGTTAGTTAAAGGTGTAACTTGTAGTAATCATAACTCCTTTAGAGGTAGTGTCCCCTGAGATGTCCATGTATTTAACACCTAAATCTAATTTAGGAGACAAAGAGTAAGAAACACCCACTTGAGCTGTACGAGTTAAGTCTTGTGCAATAGATCTAACGTCATTTCTAAATTGATACGAGGTGTACAAGGTGGCCGCACCTACCTTCATTTTAAATTCAGGGGTTACTGAATAGGTGAGAGGCGACATAGTGCTATTTGCAGTAAGACCAAGCCCCCCTTTAACAGCAATATTATCAGTTAATACGACAGTGTAATCAGCTTCTACACGATCAATAATAGCGTAAGTTACTTTAATGCCTAGGTTGCCCTCTTGAACCCCTACTACAGTACGAGTACTATTAATTCCATTGGTCTGTTGGATCCCAGAGTCAATAGATACTGTGGTAGCTTGGGCACCTGATGAAGCTAGTGCTACTGCCGTTAACATTACACCTACGTAATTTTTAAGTTTAAAATAATTTTTCATTTCTTTCTTTCTCCTTTATCTACATTTAAAATCAAACTAATTTTGTTCCTCCGTCACCCCTCCTTATCAACTTGATAGTATTC